ATCACCAGACCTTTCTCGGCGCGCGTGATGGCGGTGTAGAGCCAGCGGTTACGGTCGATGGCCGTGCGGCCGAAGCCATCATCGAACAGGATGACGTTATCCCAGGAGCTGCCCTGCGACTTGTGGACGGTGATGGCGTAGCCCCAGCTGGTTTCGACCAGGGTGCGGCGCAGATACGCGTCACGACGACCACGGTCCCGGTCGAACACGACATGGTCGTCATATTCGCCACGCCAGAAGTGCTGGCGGCCTGATATCTCCTGCCCGTCCTCGGTGTGCACGGTCGCAGTGAATGAGACCTCGTTTCCGGGCTGGTGATGGACATCGCTCAGGGAGAGGAACATGCCGTTGATGAGGCCGAGGTCATGCCGGTTCTTGAGGCAGATGATCTTCTCGCCCGATCCTGTCGGAAGATCTGCCGCAAAACCGGCCGCGCGCTTCATCGACATGTTCAGCCCGCGCCGGGTGGCGTTCGAGCCGCACAGCACCTGCCCGCCCTTCAGCATCTGCTCCGGGCTCACGTCGCGCCGGGGCATCTTCCAGACATGCTCATCATAGGCGCCGTAATCGATGGCGAGGCCCTGGCGCGCCATGGTGGCGAGCCGCAGGATGGCGCTGCCCTCCGCCTGGCGATGGATCTCATCCAGCATTTCGTCCGGGGCTACGTTGGTGAAGGCGCCCTCGCCATGGATGGGCGGCAGCTGGCCGGGATCTCCCAGCACCAGGATGGACTTGCCAAAGGCCAGGAGGTCATTAGCCATCTCCTCGCCCACCATCGACACCTCGTCGAGCACGATCAGGTCGCAGTCGCGCACCAGCGACTGGCTGTTGATGACAAAACGTGGCTCATGGATATGCGCGAGGCGCAATTCCAGCCGGGCGATCTGGCTCCGTGCGAAAGCGAGCTCTCCGGGGCCCATCAGGAACAGCCCCGCCTTCAGCTGCGCCAGTTCCTTCTCGACGCGCTCGATTTCCTCCTCGGTCGCCTCGGAAACGCGATAGATAAGGCTGTGGATGGTGGAGGCAGGCGTGCCCTTGCGCGTCATCACCAGCGCGGCCTTGCCGGTGAAGGCGGCGAACTGCACCCCGCCCCAGCCGCGGCCGCCGCCGATCTCCAGCCCGAGGGCCTCAATGGCGAAGCGCGTGATGGTAGTCTTTCCGCTTCCGGCATACCCAAACAGGCGAAACACCTGCTGGATGTGACGGCGGTTCAGATACCAGTCGCGGATTTCCGCGATGGCGCGCGCCTGTGCGGCGGAGGGGGTGAAGCCATTCATCACGCCGCCACCTCGTAATCCTTGACCACGCCGCCGCGCGACTTGTCGCCCACCTCGCATTCGCGCACGAAGACCCGGCGGCCATCGGCAAGGGTGCGCCAGTGGCCGCGCCGGATGTGCCAGCGGGGTGTCGCATGGGTGCCGCCGAGCGGCGGCGACTTCTGCTTCAGCTCCGCAGGGTCGAAGTTCACAAGATTCCAGCCCCAGCCGGTCACACCCGCGCGGGCCAGCTTGCGCCGGCGCATTTGCGGAACAGCCCTGCTCTGGACCCCAGGTTCCCCGGCAAGGATTGCCAGCGCCCGGCAGATGATGCCGGATGCCACGATCGGAAAGAGCTGCCTGTCGTCCTCATCGCAAGACGGATGCACATCAGCCTCGACGATGCCGCCCGGGAGAACGTTCACGTCAGCGAGAATGTCGGACCAGCGCCGGGGACCTAAACGCTGGAGATAGACACCTTCGACATGCTCTGCGACCTGTCGCGCATAAACGACATGCGCATCACGTCTCCCGGTGTGATCCGTAACCTCGAAGATCACCTCGGCATGTGGCAAGCGCAACGGCTCGTACATGCGGCGCATGGCAGCCTGCTCTGTGTCATCGGCATCGAATGCCATCTGGTCTTCGAAGACGTAGACAGGCGCAGCCTGGATACCGGTCAACAGGTTTCCGTGCCAGAACCTGTGTGCATGGGTGGAAACGATACGCTTGAGTTCATAGGCCATCGGGACTTTCATGGATTTCTCTCCCAGCAGGTGGTGTGGAATGGGCAGAAGCGGCAGACATGGAAGTCGGGGCTGGCGGCGATGCGCGGCGGGAGGTCATTGGCCTCGGCGGCGCGGATGATCTCGACCGCCTTGTCGGACAGCCCCTGCGCGATGTGCGGAACGAAGCCCACCTTCTCGTGGTGGAGTTCCTGCGTATCCTTGTTGAGGCAGGTGAACAGCGCGACGTCCAGCTCCATGTAGGCCATGTAGAGCTGGAGCTGGGCGTAGTAGACGGGCTTCGACAGCTCGACGCCGCGCTTCACCACGTCGGTCCAGGATTTTGCCTTCAGCGCCTTGTGTTCAAAGAGCGCAGGCCACGCGATGCCGATGTCGGGTCCGCCAACGATCACGCCGTCGATGTGCCCCTTGATGCGGCCGCCGGCTGTCTCGAATCCGAACTGCCCACCGTCGCGGCGCTGGGTCAACAGATCGAAGCCTGCCGCCTTGAGCCAGCGGATGGACAGTTCCTCGAACTGATGGCCCGCTGCGAAAATGCGCAGCGTCTGACCCGAGAATCCCTTGTCAGGATCGTGCGGCGTGTGCGTGTATTCGTAGACGAGGCGGCGACTGCAAGCCTCACCGATGCGGCTGCCACCAAGATAACTGCGTTTCGGCTGCGCCTCGTTTTGCGCCACGAGCGCGCGGTCGATCAGCGCATTGACGCGCGTGCTCAATGGCGGGACAGTAGCGCCATAGACGAAGCCGGATTCGTGATTGAGATCGATCATACTCGCGGGCCTCAAAAGGGAATCTCGCCGCGATTCGACTGGCGCAGCATCGAGTCCTGGAAGCCGTCGACACAGGCCTCGATGATGCGGTCGATCTCCTCCGTGGTGCGGTTGAGAAAGGGATCCATCAGATCCATCTCGGTTAGAACCTCCGCGAGGAAGTGGCGCGCATCGGCGATGGCGCGCTTTTCCATGTCGGTCTTGTCGATCATGCCGTTGTTCTCCATGGCAAGCGCCGAGCCGAGGTTGAGGCAGCGCAGCGAGCAGAAGCGGTGAAAGGGATAGAGGTCGTAACGAAGCGACAGGCAGAAGCCGAAGCCACGGGCCTGCCTGCCGCAGAGAGCGCATGGGACTATCCGGCCAAGAGCAGACTGGTCAGGGCGCCGGAACTTTCCGGCTTCTCCCTGATCCGCTGCGAGGCCAGGACGATGAAGCGGGAGATGGCGTTGTCCGCCATCGCCTCGAGATCGCGCAGGCTGAGCGTGCTTATGGGACGGTCGAGCCTTCCTCTTGCCTCCAGCCATGCGCCGATCTCCTTCGCCGCCTCACGCGTCACGTGCGCCTGCCATTCGTCATCCGTCATGGTCCTGAGCTCAGCCTGCGAGCCAGGCGGGGCCGGGCTTCGCGGAAGGCGTCGGTGTGGACGCCTGTGCCTGAGGCGATGGCGCGGCGGGGGCGGCGGTGCCACTCAACGCACCACCCCATGCTGGCTTCGCTGCGGTACCCGGGACGGCTCCATTGCCCTGCCCCCATGCAAGCTTCTCGCCTTCAGGCTTCGCGGCAGCGCGCGGCCGCGTGGAAGGAGCCGGCGGCACATGCTCGCCGTTCATCACCTTCTGCCATTCCGGCTCGTTCGGCAGCACGACGCGATCCAGCCGGTTGCGGTCGGGGTAGCGCGGGTTGTCGCTGGGTTCGATCTTGATCTTGCCGATGAAGGTGATGCCCGACATCTGGGAGAGGCCCTCGAGCAGGCGCTGTGATTTCGCGGCCTCGCTCATGTCCTGGGGATCGAGCCCCAGCGCACTGTCGATCATGGAGCGGAAGGTCGACTTGGTGATCTTCCAGCCGATGGAGACGCCCTGCTCGTCGGTCTTGCCGCCGATGACGGTGAAGAACTGCCAGAACTTACGCCGCGCAAAGAGGCCCTCGGCGACGGTGAACTCGGCATCGATATGCTGCACGTCGCTGCCCGGAGCGTTTGAGGGCTTGAGCAGCCTGGCGTCGGTAGGGCTCGCGCCATCAATCGTCCCCGGCTTGAAGATCATGGTGATCTTGGCGAAGGTGCCGTCAGGGATGATGTCCGTGGTAATCTGCGGCTGCACGTCGTTCATGTCATAGGTCATGGGTTCAACCTTTCCTGGGTGCGTGGATCTTGGTGAGAAGGGCGGCGAGATCGGCGGGCTCCGTCACGGCGAGCCGGCCGGAACGGTCTTTTGCGGGGAGGCTAAAAGGGTTCACGGTCTGGCAAACGAGGCGGCGGGTGCGCCCCTTCGCAGGATCGTGCCGCCAGCCGTCACCTTCGGGTTCAAAGAGGCTCAGCGTGGCGACCTGGTCGACGATGCCGGGCAGTTCGCGGGCGACCTTTCCGCCCTCGAGCTGCGGCTGCCATGTGGCGCGGCCGAACTCGTCCGTGAGCTGCTCGAGGATGCCCACGAAGATCGTGGTCTTGCCCTCGGCATGCTGGAGATGCTTCAGCAGCGTGATCATCTCGCGCGCAAGCAGGCCGTAGGCACCACGCACATCGGGCTTGCCGGTCCGTTCCGAGACGGCCTCCGGTTGCTGCTTCGACCAGACCATCGCCTGACGCGACAGGTCGGTGATCGAGTCGACGAAGATGTAGCGCTTCGCTGCAACGAGGCCGGCAAGATCGGGATAGGTCTTCACCACATGGGCGTGGTGCCCCTCGGAATAGTAGCCATTGGGATCGGCCGCAGGGTTCACGCCGCCGACGAGACATGCAATGTCGCGCGCGTCCTCGAAGCTGCGGATGGGGATGCTGTCGCCATCCCAGTCCTGCACCGACATGAGTCCCGCCTCGAAGTCGAGGCAGAGCGTGTCCTTGCCGGGAAGCGCCTTCATCAGGGAGGTCTTGCCGGAGCCGCTTGGCCCCAGCACGCACATGGTGGTCTTGGCGATCGCGGTCGAGAGCCGCATCGCGGCGGTGACGAGGCGGAGGCTCATGCGCCCCTCCCGTC